TAATCTTCCCAGTCTTTAATTTTTTTCCAATTTTCATCATTTAGATCAGGATAACTAATTATTGTTTCATTTTTCATATTTGTCCTTTAAGTATCTTGCTAATAAATAAGCGTCACATATTCCATCTTGCAAACCTCCTCTTTTACCTTTACATTGAAGCGTTGGTTCTAATTCAAGAGCTTTAACGCAAGACTCTTTTTTGTTAGAACCAATTAATCCAAAATGTTTTTTCCATTCTTGAGGAGTTACTAATTCATAATCTAATCCTAATGTATCTAGAACGCCTTGTATCCATCCAAAATTCTCTCCGAATGCAAACATACTGCGAACACCGTTTCCTGGCATAGAATGTACAGATTCGAGTCCTATAATAATGTCGGCTATTGAATATGCTCTTAGACATTCTATGTATTGTTCTTTGTTAAATTTAACTATTGTTGGTTCAGGTTTAGTTAATAGAACCAATGAACCTGATTTTCCTGGATCAATAGCACCGAAAATCATTTTTATCCTTTTATATTTAATTTACTTTCAAACCAGTTTCTTTCATAATTTAAAAGTTTGCTTAGTAAATTTTCTCTCTCTTTTTTTTCTGAGTTAAGCATTTTTTTATATGTATCATTTAATATCTTAAGCTGTTGTATTTCACTAATAAGCATTTCAAGATATTTTAACTTAATTGATAGTCTATCTTCAGAACCAAGTTCAAGTTTCCATTCTTTAACTGCTTCTATAATCTCTTGCAATGTTGGTTCTATCATAATATATCCTTTAATAATTTAATATTTTTATTTTTGTAATATTTTTATTAATTGATGTGAAAATCTTTCTGTATGTTTTATTTTCATCAAGTAAAAAAATGTTTGTTTCAAAATCATTTACATTAATATAAACAGTTCTGTTATGTGTTGAAAAGAATTTATATTCATGTCCTTCTTTTGTTTTTATAAAAATTTTGTTAGCTTTCATTTGTTACTCTCCTTACCGTATCTTGTTAATCTTACATTTACTATCGTTGGTTCTAATACAGGGTATTCAAAATTGTCGTTAATTCTATCAATGCATGACAAGCAAATATGTTCAACAGGTTTTGAAAGATTCCATCCTTTTAATAAAGTATCTTTTATCGGCTCATCAACATATTCTCTTATTTTAACTTCAAATTCCATTCTTCCACATAAATCACATTTCAATACACAGCTCATCATTATTCCTTTATGTTTATATTGAATGGAAATTTATTTGTTAGTTTGTAAAATTCAATTAATCCTTTTTCATCAGGGTAAATTGATTCAATAATTTTTACAGTTCTATTTACTGTACATTGAGATATTTTAAAGTTATGAACTTCTTGTAAATTTTTAAATATGCTTTCTATTTTTTTAGGATTAACTCCTAAATCAAATTCATTTGTTTGTTTAAACTTTTGATAAAAATAAACACCTAATAAGCCCATTAAAATAGGTTGACAACTTTCAGATAATTCATCAGGAACAGATGCTATTCTTCTGAACATAAAATTTGAAACTTTTTCATTTGCAAAAGACGGTCTTAATCTTTTAAGTTTTTTATATATTGACAGAACCAACATATCGTCATGGTCTTCAGCTTTAGATATATCACATTTAAGATCTTTTGTTTTTTGATCTATTAAATCTAATTGATTAAGTCCTTCCATAATAAAAGATAACGAAAACAGTAATAAAGCTCTTTCTTTTAATTGTTTTTTAGTCATTTTCTCTCTCTCCATTCATTATTTGGATCTTTTTCAAGATATGTGACCTTTGAGTCAATAGCTTTCTCGTGGTTCTCAAGATAATTGACTATTAATTGAGCGTAAGCGGCCAAATCTCTCCAGTTGTCTATATAGAACCAACCTCCATTGATTATTCTTGACAGTTTATGAGCTATCATATCAAAACCTTCATCAATCACTGGTTCATTAATATTATCGTCTGTTTTGTTTATGTAGTATAGATTTTTTATTTTTTGAGATACTTCAGCAATATCTTTAAAATCTCCGTATATTTTTCCTCTTTCTTCTAATACTTTCATCATAGATCCTTTAAAATTTTCATTTTATTTAATTCAGATTTATAATCTAAACCTTGTTCAATGCAATTTCTTACAAATAAATATAATTGATTAAATACAGAACCACCGCCTATATAAAAGTGAAACGCTTTTCCCTTTAACCATTTAACAAGAGTTCTTTTTCCTTCATAAATGTATCTAAACTCTTTGTTCTCATAAATCAGGATTGCATCATTGTCGTCATTTGTAACAATCTGAAAATCATCTTGAGAAGATTCTTTTAATTGTTGTAGTGCTTCTTTTTTAATTTCATCTATAAACATACTAATCCTTTAAACATTGGCTGTAATCTGCTTTGTACCATTTTGCTTTTGCTTCTGGAGATTTATCTTTAATAAATTTTCCTGATTCATCTATATGTCCAACCCTGCTGTTTATTTCTTTTTGAACCTCATCTAATATACATTTTGGATCATATCCAAGTTTCATAATAGAACCAACAGAGAACACGATAATATCAGCAAAAGCATCTACAAGTTTCTCTTCTTCAACTGGTTCATGATTTTTAAAATGCTGATATATTGTTTTAGCTTTTTCCCTTGCATACAAACTTTCATATCCAAGCATCTCAACTAATTCTTCAAGTATATGTAATACTTCAGTTTCAAACACAAATGGTTGTTTATCTAATAATCTGTCTTTTTGAAATTTAATAATTCCATCAATACTATCTTGCATATTTTCTCCTTTTAATCATAATTTCAATCTTATTCCAAATAGATAATAACAGATTAACTATAATTAACATCATTTTAATTCTTAAGTACCACATTAAAGCTCCTTTTGTATTAATAATTTTCCGTTTATTTTCTCAAATAGAACCAACTTACCATGTACAATACGATTATTATAAATAAATGTACAATCGTTGGTTCTTTCATCGTATATCAATCCTTTTATTTCATTAAGATAAAACGTCTGAGTTAATGTTTTTTTATTCTTCATCATATAGTTTTGTTGGTTCTAAACATAGTTTTCCATCTTTTGAAAACGTTTTAAAAAATCCTTCATTTATGACTTCAAACAAATATCCCATTGCTTCTAAAAACAAAAGTTTCTTTTCAAGCTCTTCTGTTTTTACTTCAAGCAATGTTGGATTTCCTGTTCCATTGAAAGCTATGATTCTTGTTTTTTCATTTCTTTTATCCATTCTTTCAACCTTTTTAAATGTTTTTCTTTTTTGTTTAATAGTTTATGTATTTGTGATACTAATTCCCAGTTCGTTGGTTCTACATCGTAAGTATGTTTGTGTAAATTTGTTTTCAAAAGTTCAATATCTTTTTCTGTTTTTAGAACCAACTGCTGTGGTTTTATGTTGTGATATTTACAATACTCAGATATATCAATTCCATATAATTCATCATAGTTCATTATTTAATCCTTTTATACCAACTTTTCCATTCATCAAACGTAGTTTTTAATTCTACTTCTTCTTGGTGTGATAGATTAAACTCAATACAAATATCACTCCATTCAGAAGCACTTGGTTCTTCAGTAAGTATCTTAAACATATTTGCTTTTTTAATAACGAAAATATCATTACCGTTTGCATCTATTCCAAATATTATTTTTACTTTCATCTCATTTTCCTTTTACTATTTCATCAATATCAAAAGGTTTGCTTGTTTCAAATACATACAATACAGAACCACCACAAGATCCAAACGACAAAAGATATATTTGCTCTTGTTGGTTCTCTAATGTTTCATACCAAATATTTTTAATTGAATCAAAAATTAGTTTGGCTCTTTCTTTGTTTTCAATTACTCTTACAATCATATTTAACTCCTATCTTATTAAGTAATGCCATAAGCATTTCTCTTTGATTATATTCGTCTTTTAGCTCTTTATATGTATACCATCCAAATATATCATCATCAAATCCACTATCAAGATAGTTACAATAAATTTTTACTTTATAACCTCTTATAATTTTTTCTATCTCATCAGAATTGTTACAATTATCTTTTACATAATTAATTAATACATTTTTCATTTTTTCAGAGCCAAGATACAGACAAGCATACATAAAATCATTAAATGTTGGTTCTGACGTGAAATCTTTTGTAAATTCTATTAATTCATTTGGTTCTAATTCAAAATCTTCTATCTCATTAAATAAATGATTCCAGTCTAAAGAACCTCCTCCGAACGCTTCATACAAAAAGTCTAAACATCTATTTTCCATTTTTAATCCATTCATAGTTAGTTCTGATTTTTTCATTAGTTAGAACCAATTCTTTATAATCATCTGGTAAAGAATCAATAATATCTTTGCATAGTTGTTGAAATTCAGGCAATACATCCTTGTTGGTTCTTAAATTAAGTAAATTAACTAAAGAACGAAGATTAAATGAATATTGTCCTTTAAATAACATTGCTTCAGGTATAGCATATTTAACAATATCGTTTGAATATCCTTCATAAACTAAAGCTCTTACATTTTCTAATGCTAATAAAATAGCTCTATTTACTTTATCATTATTAGTAAAGTAAACATATTTTTTAGCTCTTTCAAAATTACTTATGTTTCCTAAAAATGGTTCTTCATTTTTTAAATCTTTTTTAAGGACATATCTTGTTGATTTTACTGTTGGACTGATTCCTATTCTTGAACGACTTAGTTCTTGTAATAAAGCTCTTGATGCTTCAAATTCAAAAACAATTAATGAATGTTCTAACACACTTTCGTGTTTCATTTTAAAACCAACTCTCTTAATTAAATCAAAATCTTTTATTCCTATATCATTAAAATCTGGATTTTCTGTTAAATCCAATCCATGAAAATCTCTGATATTGTCTGTATCACTTAAATGATGATTATCATGAGAATATCTAATAGCATTAGCTATTAACCAAATAGGCGATGAATAGATTAATTTTACTGACATTATATCTCCTTTAATTCTTTTTCTAATATTTCTTTTTTTGTTTTATATAAACTTTCTATTTGTTTAAAAATTTCATATATACATTCATATGAATTTTCGTATAATCTCTCATTCAAATAACTTGTTAAGTTAAATTCGATATATACATTTGCTTCTCTATTTAAGTTTGCTTTAACACTTCTTAAAATGTTTAGTTTTTGATTTATTGTTTCAATTTTATCAATTATTTTTTTAGCTTTATTGAATTGCTCAACTGTCATTAAATATCCTTTGTTTAAAATTTAATATTATCTCTACGTTTGTTTTGTTTGTAATAAGGACAAACATATTTATACGAACAATACACTTCACATTTCATTTTAATTGTATTACCATTTTTAAATTTTCTAATCCATAAATCCTTACATTGTTCAGGATAAGAACCAAGTTTGTCATAAGATTCCAATTGATTTACTATTTCATTAAATCTTCTTTTTATTTCTTCATAACTAATTGGTTCTAAATCAATTATCTCATAATGAGGTGTAGCGTTTCCTTCTTTTATATTATAATCAGAACCATCTTTGAGTATTGCTAATAGTTTGGTATTGTAATCAATACCTGTTAATTCCTTCATCAAGTATCTATAAACTGATAGTTGCCAGATATAATGATGTTTTTGTTCTTTTTTTAATTGTTTAACTGTATATTGTTTAGTTACTTTAATATCGTAAATAACTTTTTCTTTATTATCTACAATATCAATAGAACCACTTAAGCTCCATCCGTTTGAAAACTTAACTAAAACATCTTTCTCTATTTCAATCTCTGGTTCTGATTTTATTAATTCTTGTATTCCTATATGAACAAGAGAACCAATAGTTGATTGAGTAAATTTATCATTAGGAATAACACCGTATTTATACCTCAACCATATTTGCAATAAATCATCTCCAAACTGTGAAGCAGTTATTTGCTTTATGTTTGGTTTATTATTTCCTTGATATTGTGTTTTTTCAATAATTTTTTTAATTATTTTGTTCATCATCTTTCCTTTCAAATCTATTGCAACCAAAATCACTAAAATCAATTTGTTCTAAATTATGTTTATCTGTAAAGTTCATTATCATATCTTGAATGCTACATCCACAAAAATCATATTTACAGTTCATACAAATTCTACTTTCAAAATCATCATATATTAAATGTATGATATCTAAAGCGTCATCTCTTTCTATACATTGTCTAAAATTTATGTCTTCTATTGATATTTGTTTATCTATTAATTCAATAGCTTTTTTTCTTGTCATTTTATTCTCCTTCTAAATCAAATTTATCTGAATTTAAAATATCACAAATTTTTTGAGCATCTTCTTCTGTTTTGAAATAAACTTTATCTGGTTCAAATGTGTCATTTGATAAACCATATATCCATTTTGGTTTTTCATTTTGTCTATATTCTTTTAAAATATAATAATTATTATCTCCAATTTTATATTCATACCCTCTACTATCTTTACATTCTTGGTCTCTTAAAG